GAAACCTTCGTCAAGCGCGGCGAAGAGTTCCTGCCCTTCCTCAAGGCGAACAACCGACGCCTTGAGCAAGCGCTGGAGCGCGCCAACGCCAAGATCGAGCAGATGGACAAGGGGCTGAAAAGCGCCATCCAGCAGCTCAGCCGGGCCGATCAGCGGGCATATGCCAAGGCCAAGGCCGATCTAGAGGCGGAACTGGAGCAGTACGCCGCCGCCGGCAACGCCGAGGCCGTCAAAGCGGTCACGAAGGATCTTGTCGACCTCGAAAAGGAGACCGTCGCCAAGGTCGAGGACGCGCCGGGCGAAGATCCGGCCTTCGCCGAGTGGCGCGAAGCCAATCCGTGGTTCGGCAAGGACATGCGCAAGACCCGCATCGCGGCGGCTCTGGGCGCCGAGGTGGCCGAGGACGGCTACACCGGCAAGGCGCAGGTGAAGGAGGTCGATAGGCGGCTTCGGGAGGAATATCCCGACTGGTTCGCCAAGCCGACCAACCCGAACCGCACCGCCGCGGCCCCCGTCGAGGGCGTGGGCGCGCCGCTGCGCTCCGGCGCCAAGACCTATTCCGACCTTCCGGCCGAAGCGAAGGCCATGTGCGACGAACTCTGCCGCGACATGCCCAAGCTGATGACCCGCGAGAAATTCGTGAAGGACTACTTCGCTCAAGAGGCAAAGAAATGAGCAACAGAAACCCCGCTCAAGACCCCGCTGAGCAAGCGGTCCCCACCCCGCAGCGCCGTCGTCGCCCCTCGGTTGGCGGCTTCGCGCTGAAACTCGATGCCGAACAGCGGCCCGGCTACACGCGCCGGTTCGTCAACGGCGATCCGCTCCGCATCAAGCAGATGGAGGAGCTGGGCTACACCATCGTTTCCGGCCCCGGCGAAGGCAAGAGCCGCACGGAAGGCATGGGCAGCACCATTACCCGACACGCCGGCAGGGACGCAGAAGGCAAGCCGTTCCACGCCGTTCTCATGGAGACCCCGAACGACCTGTACGCACAGGGCGAGCGCGAGAAGGAACAAGAGCGCGCGAAGTTTGAGGAATCCATCCGTCGCGGCATGAAGACGGAGGACACGCCGGAAGGCGCGTACATCCCCAGCCGCAGTTCGATCACCCATTCCGGCTGACGGGCGCTGACCCTCAGCCGAGGGACACACCAACATGGCTAACGTTGACTCGCCGAAGGGGCTCGTGCCCGTTCGGTACATCGGCGGTGCGCCCTACAACGGGGCGGTTCGACACTTCTCGACCGCCACCGGCGACGCCACCGCCATCTTCATCGGCGACCCCGTGAAGCTCTCCGGCACCTCGCAGACCATCGACGGTCAGGTTTACCTCGACGTCGATCAGGCCGCGACCGGCGACGTGATCGTGGGTGTTGTGGTGGGCGTGAAGCCGGTAACGGCGGAATCGCTCAAGTACCGCGCCGCCTCCACCCAGCGCATCCTGCTGGTCGCTGCTGACCCGAACCTGGAGTACGAAATCCAGGAAGTCTCGGGCGGCACGGCGCTGACCGCCAACGACGCCGGCCTCAACGCCAACTTCGTCGTGGGCTCTGGCTCCACCACCACGGGCTATTCGGGTGTGGAGCTGAACAACGCCACCGAGGCGACCACCAACACCCTGGACTTGCAGATCGTCGACTTCGTGAACCGCACGGGGAACGAGATCGGCGAGCACGCCAAGTGGCTGGTTCGCATCAACCGTCACCAGTACGCCAACCAAGTCGCGGGGGCCTAAGCCATGAGCGCAACCAACACTGGCGCCATCGCCAAGCTCCTCTGGCCTGGCCTCAACGCCATCTGGGGGGAGTACAAGGACTGGCCTCTGGAGGTCAAAGACCTCTTCGACACGCAGTCCTCGTCCAAGAACTACGAGGAAGATCAACTGGTGCCCGGCCTCGGCCTGGCGCCGGTCAAGCCGGAAGGCTCGGCGGTCTCCTACGACACCCTCAGCCAAGGGCTGACCACGCGCTACACGCACGTCGCGTACGCGCTGGGCTTCATCCTGACGCGCGAGGCCCTGGACGACAACCAGTACAAGGGCAAGGCCATCAAGGCGATGAAGATGCTCGCGCGCTCCTTCCGTCAGACGAAGGAGACCGTGGGCGCCAACGTCTACAACCGTGCCCACAACGGCTCTTACACGGGCGCGGATGGCAAGGTGCTTTGCGCCACCGACCACCCGACGCTCGCCGGCAGCCAGTCGAACCGCCTCACCACGGCGGCCGACCTGTCGGAGTCCTCGCTGGAAGATCTGGTTATCCAGATCGGCCAGGCGGTGGACGAACGTGGCCTGAAGATCAAGCTGATGGCCAAGAGCCTGCACATCCCCGTGCAGCTCCAGTTCGAAGCGGCGCGCATCCTGAAGTCCACGCTTCAGAGCGACACCGCGAACAACGCCATCAACGCCCTGCGTTCGATGGGCATGTTCTCGGACGGCGCCAAGGTCAACCACTACTTCGACGATGCGGACGCCTTCTTCGTCCGCACCGACGCAGACCAGGGGATGACCCACTTCGAACGCACCGCGCCCGAGTTCGCTCAGGACAACGACTTCGACACGTCGAACCTGAAGTACAAGGGCTACGAGCGGTATAGCTTCGGCTGGACCGATTTTCGGGGGGTTTACTCGAACGGCGGCGGCGCTTAAGCCGCCCACCACTAGGGGCGGGCTTTCGGGTCCGCCCCGTCCTCTTCCCGAACTCTGAAACACCACAACTGGCCGCACTGCGGTTCAGAGAAGGACCCTCACATGCCCGTTTCCAACTATCCCAGCGGCTTCGCCCACGGCGTCAACATCCGCGGCATCCCGCTCAACGTCTCGCACCCCGGCAACGTGTTCTGGGTGGATTCCGGCGCCGGCTCCAACGGCAACAAGGGGACGTTCGACCGTCCGTTCTCGACCATCGACTACGCCGTAGGCCGCTGCACGGCCGACAATGGCGACATCATCATGGTCAAGCCCGGCCACACTGAGACGGTGACGGCCGCCGGCGGCCTGGATCTCGACGTCGCCGGGATTGCGGTTATCGGCCTCGGCTCTGGATCGAACCGACCGACCGTGAACTTCACCACGGCCACCACGGCGGACATGGACGTCGATGCGGCCAACATCACCGTGTACAATGTGCTGTTCACCGGCGGCATCGACGCGCTGGCCGGTCCGATCGACGTGAACGCCGCCGACTTCGCCCTGGTGAATTGCGAGTGGCGCGACGTGACCGGCCAAGCGACGGACGTGATTATCGCCGACGCCAACGCCGACCGCCTGCTGATCGACGGCTGGTTCCACAACGGTGCGGCTGCGGCCGGCGCCAACTCGGCCATTGCGTTGATCGGCATGGACAACCCGGTAATCCGCAACTTCCGCATCATCGGCAACTTCGCCGTGTCTGCCATCGACATGCGGACCACGGCCGTGGTCGATCATGAGATCTACAACGGCTACATCTGGACGAAGAACGCCGCCGACATCTGCATCAAGGACACGATCACCGGCTCCACCGGTCGCGTCGGCCCCGATCTGTTCCTGATGCTCACCGACAACGCCGCGAACATCACCGAGGCGGTCACGGCGGCCACGGCGCATCAGTTCGATCCGATCTACGTCTGCAACCTTGCCGGCGAGAAGGCGATGCTGATCAACACCACTGCAAGCACGGACGCCTGATGAGCGGCGACGAGCAGCGGCCCGGCGACTGGCGGGTCTAGGCTACGTGCTTCCACGTCTTCCCGTGAGCTATGCCCTGTATGGCTCCCTGGGAGACGCAGTATTGGCGGGCGATGGCTCTCAACGCCTCGCCCGCCACAATCCGGCGGCGGATTGCCCGCACGTCGTCTTCAGTGAGCCGAGAGCCGCCGACCGCTTCGCCGCGGGCCACACGATCCGCGGGCCAGCGACCCTTGGAGTGCATGTCCTGCATGTTGTCACGGGCGGTGCCTGGGAAGAGGTGCGCGGGGTTGCAGCATCCGGGGTTGTCGCAGCGGTGGCAGACCTGCCGTTCCCCCAGCGCGCCGTGAGCCAGTTCGTAGGCGACCCGATGGGCATAATGGAACGTCTTGAAGCGCCGAAACTGACCGTAGCCGCGATCATTCCTGGCCCCAACCCAGAGCCAGCAGTCGTCCGGCCCGGCCACGCGGACCCGCGAGCGTAGGGCGCATTCGAGCGAGCAGTAACCAACCCGCCGCCCGGCGCACGGATATGGCGAACCGCAATGCCCGCAAGTGCTGAATTCGCGCTTCTTCGTCATGCCCGAATAGTCGCACGGAGCAACCGATAATGCAAGGTGAACAACGGGTTGGAGATTGGCTCTGCATCTGCGACTACAGCGGCTTCAAGTGCTGGGCCTCTGAGACGGTGAAGACGTGGAACGGCTACCGTGTCCTGAAGCGCTTCGCCGGGGAAGAGACCCAGCGCCACCCGCAAGACCTCGTTCGCGGCAAGCCTGACAATCAGGGCGTGCCGTGGGCGAGGCCCGAGCCGACCGACACCTTCCTGTCGCCCGGCGACGTGACCCCCGACGACCTGTAGGTGACGCATGGCGACCAGCGGTTCCGTCAACTACGCCCTGACCTCGCGCCAAGTGGTCTCGTCCGCCCTGGAATTGCTCGGCGCGCTTCAGGTGGGCGAAACCGCCTCGGCCGAGGACGCGGCGCTAGGGCTCAAGCACCTCAACCTGATGCTCAAGACGTGGGGCACTGATCCGACTCTGTTCATCCAGGTTGAGGGTTCGGTGACGCTCTCGGCCTCTACGGCATCCTATACCAGCTCACCGGTGTCTCTGGCGCGTCGGGTGATCGGCGTGCGGCGTCGGACCTCCAACATCGACACGCCGCTGATGCCGATGTCCCGGCAAGAGTACCTCGACACGCCGAACAAGAGCGGCACGGGGATGCCGGTCGGGTTCTACTTCGACCCGCAGCGAACGACCCGCACGCTCTACGTCTGGCCCGCGCCGACGACGGCCATTGCAAGCTCCACGACCCTGCGCCTCGACTATCACCGGGTGATCGAGGACAGCGACAGCCTCGATGACGATCCCGACGTCCCGCAGGAGTGGCTGGAGGCCATGATCTACGGCCTTGCGGCGCGTCTCAGCATCATTCCGGGGTACTGCGCCGATCCGAACCAGCGGGCCGAGATCAAGGACCGCGCCGTCGCCCTCGTGGCCCAACTCCGCGCCGACAGCGAAGAGAGCGAGTCGGTGTTCTTCTCGCCCTGCTGATGCTGCTTGCGGCAACGTCGCCCCTGCGAACGCGACGTATCCAGAGGATCAACGAGCGCTATTGGGCGCATGTGGGGGCGGGCTATCCGATCACCCTGGAGGGTAACGCCGAAACGCTCCAGATCGCTCGTGAAGTGGACGGGATCAACTGGCTGACGGTGAAGGGCATCTGCGAGGAGGGGATCGCAGCAGGGCTTGGTGACGAGCCGGGGCTGATGTTCCTCCAGACGACCGCCAACAACCGCTACTACATGACGTTCAATCAGGCCTTAGCGATCATCCGGGACTTGCGGGCCTGGGGGCTTGCAGCCTGGACAAACTGGAACCGGCTGAAGGACGCCGCTCGCGATCCTGCGCAGACACCGACGCGGGAAGCGCTTGAGGCCCTGAACCTTGAGGAAGGGTGGCCGTGAAGGTCGCTGCGGGCCGGGCGCTACTCCGGCTTGGCGAAGGCTAGTCCGGTACGTTGGGTGGCCGTCGCCGCCCGTTCTCCGGCCCCGTCGGGCCTGACGTCTCACCGAACGCGCCAGGGGCATGCCTTTAAACCCGCGTGTCTGCTTTCCACGCCGCCGCAGCCTCACGAATATACACCAAATACTTGACTCTGCAAGGTAAATCGGGGACATTGCATGGGTTACAGCGTCCCGATCGCCTTCGCCTCAAACAACCGCACAGGCTTCCCGCGCGCTGTTGCGCTGAACTGCCTGTCGGAGAAGTCGCCGACCAAGCCCAGCGCCATCGACGCGATGATCGCGCGGGCGGGCCTGGAGGCTTTCACGCAGGTTGGAACGGCGCCGATCCGCGGGGTGTTCGCCCGCGCCGGCCTTCTGGGCGATCAGGTCTTCATCGTCGCCAAGGACACGGCCTATCTCGTGTCGGTTGGCGGCTCCATCACTGCGCTATCGGGAACCATTGCCGGTAGCGGCCTCGTGGAGATCGACGGCGGACTGGGCCAGGACGACAACCAGTCCATCATCCGCATCGCCAACGGATCAGCGCTCTACAAATACGACAGCCTGGGAACGGCGGTCGTGGCCGAGGACTTCCCCTCAAGCGGTGGGCCGGGGGCTACCTCTGTCGCCTTCTGGTCCGGCTACTGGATCGCGACCGAAGCCGGGACCGACTACGCCTATTATCAGGAACCTGCGTCGAGCACGTGGGGTCCGCTGGAGTTCGCGGCGGCCGAGTATCGCCCCGACCCGCTGGTAGGGGTCCGCATTCTCGGTGATCAGGCCTTCCTCATGGGATCTGCCTCAACAGAGCCGTGGTATCTGACGGGAGACGGAAGCGCTCCCCTGGCCCCGGTGGCTGGGCTGAAGTTCGATGTCGGCTGCCGCAACATCAGTGCTGCGGTTGTCTGCAAGTCGGCCCTGATCTGGGTGACCGACGACAGCTCCGTGGTGATGTCGACCGGGGGCCAGCCGCGGCCGATCAGCGACAACGGGCTTGCCGAGCAAATCCGCCGCACAGCCGCTTCGGACCTCTCGGCCACGTTTTTCGTGAAGGATCAGCATCCCTGCTACGTCCTGCACCTGGGAACGGCGGGAACCCACGTGTTCGACCTCTCAAGTGAGAGGTGGTGCGAGTTCTCCAGCCTCGGCTACGACTACTGGCGGCCTCGCCTGATCGCCAACGCGGGCGACGTGGTGGTCTGCGTCGATAGGAACAGCAACCAGCTCTGGAAGCTGAACCCGGATCTCGGGACCGACGCAGGCGAGGCGATCCCGAAGACCTTCTACGCCTTCCTGGACGTGCCGGAAGGTTCGGTCCCGCTCGGCAACGTGCAGATGGACTGCCTGCGGGGTGACGCGCCGAGCCCTGACGAAGACGACGAGTCGATCATGGTTCTGGAAGTGAGCCGCGACGACGGAGCGTCGTGGTCCTCGCCGCGGGAAAAGGGCTTGGGCGTTCAGGGCTCACGCTCTGTCCGGCCGCGCTGGAACGGGCTCGGCAACGTCGAGGCCCCCGGCGCGATCCTGAAGTTCTCGTGCTCGGGGGCGGGTCGGTTCCGGGTGTCGGCGATCAGGGCGAATGTCGCTTAGGACCATCCCCCTGTTCGACGCAGGCAACCGCCCGACCCCCTTCCTCATGCGTCAATGGGCGCAGAAGGGCGCCGCCCAACCCCTCGGCCTGATCCCGTACCTGACGCGGGACAAGGTCGCTGAACCACACTTCCGGGTGCTGTGGGCCAAGGCCTTCCCGACCCGCAAACCCCTGCCCGACGAAGCGCTGGCCGACCGCGAGGGACGCGGGACGGACGCCTTCTGGGACGTCTTTTTCTGATCGGAGGCCTGAATGGGTCTACTTGGCGCGATTGCCGGTGGAGTCGGCGTGCTCGGCTTCCTGCAAGACCAGAGCAACAAGAAGGCGTCGAACAAGGCCGTTCAGGCGCAGATCGACGCGGCCAACAAGAACCGCGCGCTGTTCGAGAGCATCTACAACCAGAGCCGTGACGACCAAGCGCCGGGAAGGGCGGTGTATGGGGCTTCCGTCAATGCAGCCGCGCAGCGGCTAGGCCTCGCGCCGATCAATGCGGGCGGCCTGCCGGGGCCGGCGAGCTTTACGGGTGGCGGCAACTCGCGCGCCTACTCGGCGATGCCGGGCTCAAGTCCCGCACAAGCGGCGCAAATGACGGTCGCGCCGGGGGGGCAAGCCGGAGCGCCGAGCGGACAGGCGCAGCCGATGGGCGGGTCGCTGTTTCGCTCACCCAATGGCGCCGGACCGCCCGCGGGCAACGACGGACCGCCCGGGCCAGCCCCCGCCGGTAAACAGTGGGTTCACGGGCCGGAAGGCTACATTCTCCAGGATATCCGCCCGCAGACGTCGTTCCGCGACGCCATCGGCGGGCTGGGGGGCAAGCAGCGGAAGAGCGATGGCGGTTTCGCGGGCACGTCGCCCATCGAGCCCGCGCCTCAACCGGGCGGGCAGGTGGATATGTCCACCATCCGAGCCGAATCCCTCGCGCCGACATCGGCCCAGGCCGCTGCGCCTGCCGGCCAGCCGGACTTCGCCTCCTACGGCGCGGCCAATCCCGACTTGCAGGCCGAGTGGCAGCGTATCCAGCAGACCGGCAACGCGGACGGTTTCGGCAACGACCCGAACGCCTACTACGCGTGGCATTGGAACCAGTACGGACAGAACGAGGCCAACCGCGCACCGCCGCCGGGGATGCCCGGTTCGCAGCCACAAGCGCCGACACCGACCGACCCCAACGCGCCCCCGGCCGAGTACTATCAGGAGTCCTACGAACAGCGCCCCGACGCGCTGGCCGTGCCGGAGTTCCAGCGCGGCGCCGACGTCCAGTTTCAGGACTACGGCCAAGGCCCGCAGTTCTCGTGGGACCCCAGCCAGATCGCCAACGACAAGGGCTTTCAGTTCTAGA